TGGTATAAACGCTAGAACCTCATCAGGAAAAGATTATACATTTAAAACATCAATGAGTGTAACATCTAAAGATTACGCATCAAATGTATTTGGTGTCTCACCTTTTGATAAGAAAGCAATCGATGTCCCTTTATTTGTTGAGGAATCTTACCCTACCTTATTAAAGGATAGTTGGAGAAAAGGTAAAGTTAGAGGTTTACAGTGTTGTTTAACTTATTTACCGTCAGCAAGAGCAACAACAAACACAAATACAATTGCTTGGAACATGCATCAGTGGACAACACCAGAAACACCATATGTGGTTTCTGAACTACAGGGTAGTGATGTGTTTAGATTATTTAAATTTGTATCTATTTCTGATGGAACAACAGCAAATAGAGAATATAAAATATCGTTAATTAATTTATCTTTTGAGAGAGGCGAGTTCGACGTACTAGTTAGAGATTTTTATGATACTGACTCTAACCCAATAGTGTTAGAAAAATATACAAGATGTAGTCTAGATCCAACTAGAGTTTCGTTTATCGGTAGAAAAATAGGTACGTCTACAGGTGAATTCGAATTAAAATCTAAATATATTATGTTATTTTTAGGTGACGGTGTTATGGATGGTACATTTACTAATTCACTTCCTTGTGGTTTTGAGGGGTATAGATTTAGAAGTTATGGTGGTTGTCCGATAAATCCACGTTTAGTTTATAAAACTAAATATTACACACCTGGTGAGGTTGTTTATGACCCACCATTTGGTACTGGTACGGTTAATAACGCTACTATTAATGGTGGTGATAAAGTAAATAAGGTTTATCTAGGTATTTCTGATAGTATGGGTGCGGGATATGACCCATCTTTCTTTAACCATAAAGGGGCTGTTGTACCATCAAACGTATGTACAGCAACTGCTGGTGGTGAATGGAGTGTGATAACACAAGGATTCCATATGGATTCAGGAGCTACCGTAGTAGTGGGTGGTTCTGGTACGTATGTGAGTTGGTCTGGTACAACACTTAACAGTAAACCGGTATTTGAGTGTGGTGTAACATCATTCAGTAAAGAACCGACATTAAGTACGGACCCATATAAGAAATTAAGAGCTCGTAAATTTACATTAGCACCTCACGGTGGATTTGATGGTTGGGACATTTATAGAAAAACTAGAAGTAATACTGATGACTATAGAATGGGGCTAACTGGATTCCTAAACGGAGCATGTGTAACTACAGAATTCCCAACAGCTACTGGAGGTGGGTCGTTCAAAAAATTAAACACTAGTGAAGCAAATACAGATTACTTCGCATACCTAAGAGCTATTAAGGAGTTTTCTAACCCAGAAGCGGTAGACATTAATGTGTTCGCTACACCAGGTATAGATTATGTAGATAACTTAGGGTTGGTGAATGAGGCAATAGATATGGTCGAAACAGATAGGGCAGATTCACTATATGTAACAACAACACCAGACTATAATATGTTTGTTACGGATACTACAGACAATACAAACCAAATTACACCAGAAGAAGCTGTAGACAATATGGAAGACTCTCTAATTGACTCCAACTATACAGCTACTTACTATCCTTGGATACAGGTTAGAGACACAGCAAACAATAAACAAATATACATACCACCAACATCTGAAGTAATGAGAAATATCGCATTAACGGATAACGTTGCATTCCCATGGTTTGCATCAGCTGGTTATACTAGAGGTATTGTGGAAGCTACAAAAGCAAGGAAGAAACTGACTTTAGATGAAAGAGACACACTTTATGTGGCTAGAATTAACCCTATCGCAACATTTAGTGATACAGGACCAATTATTTGGGGGAATAAAACACTACAAATAAGAGAGTCTGCTTTAGATAGAATTAATGTTAGAAGGTTATTACTACAAACAAGAAAATTAATTTCTGCTGTCGCGATAAGACTAATCTTTGAACAAAACGACGAAATAGTAAGACAACAGTTCTTAGACTTAGTGAATCCTATACTAGACTCTATTAGAAGAGATAGGGGTTTAACTGACTTTAGAGTTGTACTTTCTAGTAATCCTGAGGAAATAGATAGAAATGAGATGAATGGTAAAATCTACATTAAACCTACAAGAGCATTGGAATATATCTTTGTTGAATTCTTAATAACACCTACAGGGGCTTCTTTTGAAGATATATAGTATTTATAACAATAAACAATATGAAATTTAATAAAAAAACATTAACATCGACTTTAAATCACATTAGTAATGGTAGGAAAGTTTTTACTGAAGGTAAAAAACAGAATGTATTACTTAGTGAGGAACAATTAGACAGACTAATTTCCCAGTTAGAGGATACCAAAGACCAAGGTATAACTAACGTAATAAAGGAAAGTTATAAACTAATTAGAAAATCTATAGTTAAAGAAAATTTAGATTTAAATGTTAGGGACTATGGTGAGGCCCTCACGGAACAAGGACAATACAATAGGGACCCTGGTATTGCCGCTGCTGAAGGCTTAGAGGTTGTTATAGCTGGAATTAAGAAAGCTTATGATATGATTAAAGATGGTGACACTCGAAAGAAGTTAGCTAACTCTATGACTAAATTAGGTAATTTTATGACATATACAGCAGAGTTGGTTGGTTCCGGTTCGTCACAAAGAGGAGCGAGAAGTTACGACGAAGTGGCTAACCCACTACCTCATCCCGAATTTGAGGTGGAAGAGGGGGTAAAACCTGATTTTTTAGACCTTGACGGTGATGGTGATAAGAAAGAATCTATGAAAAAAGCATCTAAGGAAGTTAAAGAAGATTCTGGTCATGATGAAGCTATGAATTATGGTAGAGACGAAGGTCACGATGATGAGGAACTTTACGATTTGAAACATGATGATGGTGACGAAGACCACATAGAAGATTTAGAAGATGATATGCATTATGACCATATCCACGACTCCAAGAACATAGAAGAATCCAACAAAGAAAAACAAAATCTAATCCAAGAAGAGATTAGGGAAATGAAAAAAATAATAAAACCAATACCAAAAACATAACTAAAGTGGATAAGAATATATTAACAGAGTTAAATAGAGCCCGTGAAATTATGGGTTTGGGACTTCTTAAAGAGAATCTAGGAGATGGTAACGGTTAAAATTTAGGTATGATGGACACACCAACCGCAAAATACGAGGACTTAGACTTAGAAGAACAATCAACAGATGAAGAAGATATCCAACCAGTCGGTTCTGGTTGTGCTCCTAAAAACTTATGTGACGACCCTAATAATCCTGGGGAGTGTATAGAATGTGAAGAGGAATCTTCGGAAGAAGAAGGTGAGGATGATGTTATACTTATTGACGACTTAGAGTTAAACTAGGTTAACATATATATTGTAAAATACAAAAGGTCCTTTCGGACCTTTTTTTTATTCTAATAATTTACCACAATTTAAAAGTATTAATATAAGAATCATTGGAGCTAAGAAAGGGGCTTTAAGTATGTGTGTGAAGATGTAAACTCCGTACCATTTACTCATAGGGCTACCACCACGTTTTGACTCGAAGGATAGATAACCCTCACGAATACTTTTTTCATTTAATGTTAGGAAAATAAACATTAGTATTTGAGATACAATAAGATAAGGTATAATATATTCTAGCATAATTTTATTTTTTTAAAGGGTTAGACTTCTATATTAAAGTATACGAGTTTGGTTTGGTAGGGTTACAGGATTAGTTAATAAAACCGATAAAACCATAGTACTCATTTATAAATGATATATCTTGTAAACTAAATATTATAGTACCATCTTTTTTCATAAACAGGAATCCGTAACTGCCATTGTAATAATCGTATAAATTATAAGTGGTACCATATAACTCACCCACCTCTATAGAAATTATCTCCATAGTTAATCTATCACCGTCAAGAGACACTTTAGAATTCCTAGATACCACTACCACATTATCCACAGTATCCACCATTATGATATTGTAGGTGTTGGACATACTAACAATCCCAATACCCTTAGTTAATTAATCAGTAAACACCCCACTAAAACTATCTACCTGCAATGTTATGTTGTAGGTTGTATCGTTAAGGTTGATGGTTTGAGAACTACATAATAAAGGTAGGAGTAAGAGTAATATAATATTTTTTATGTTAATTTATTTTTTTAAAAGTTAGTATTGTGTAGTAACGACAGTCATATCCGTTAATTTGTTGGTAGGATTCCTGTACTAGTAATTCCATTATTTCGTTATCATAATCAGTGGTTTTTACGGTAATAGACCTGGACGAACCACCCAACAGTAACTGAGTTCCATTAACAGGTTCAATAACCGTCAAATAGGAATTGTGAACATTTAACCCGTAAGGTGTCAAACTATCATAGTTTAAAATAAAGCTACCAACACCAGGAATAGTATTAGGAAAGTCAAAACACCAAGTAGTTTCATACCTCACAATGGCCTCAAACCCATATAAAGGAGTATCATACCTAAGACTACTAGTTGGTCCACCACTAAAGTGATGTTGGGTTGTAGAGGTATTTAAATCCAAATTATCCATAAACATAACACCATCTAACAATAACCAATTTCCTTCCATGAATTCTACATGGACAATAGGTGTTGTGTCCTGGGTTGTTGGGTAGGGTGAGTCACAATCTATTAATGGATAGTTTTTCTCACAAGAACAAAACACAAAAACCAATAATATGTATAGTAAATTTCTCATACTACAAAGATAAGTAAAATAAAGAACTAATCCAAACTAATTTGTATTTATATTATATGAAACATAATATAATGATAACACCAAAACAATTTAAAAGTGTAAGTTCGTTAATCCAAGAAGAGTATTCTAACACAAAATCTATTAGAGCTTATTCATTTGATTGGGACGATAATATAGTTAGAATGCCAACAAAAATAAAAATGTTAAAGAGTACTGACTCTGGTTGGGAAAAAATTAATGTTAGTACTGAAGAATTTGCCTTACTAAGAACTAATGAAGATTATAAATTAGATGATGGAGCGTTTGACAATTTTATAAGTGAGGAAGCATTTTTAACGGATTTAGAAGAAGCACTTAATAGTGGGTCCTTTGCCCCGTCCTTCGATAAATTTAAAGAAGCTTTAATTTATGCCAACCCAATCTCTATAATAACCGCGAGAGGGCATCACCCAGAAGTTCTAAGAAAAGGTATGGACCTAGTCATCTCTTACACGTTTAACGAGAAAGAACTAGAAAAAATGATGGACAACATCCAACAGAACTACCCAGAATTAGACGGGGAAGGTGCTGACGTAATCCTAAAAACTTACTTAGATAGTCACGATTATCACCCAGTAACATCAGAATTTTTCAGTGAGAAGTTTGGGTTGGGAGATTCATCTTCGGTTGTGAACCCAGAAGAAAATAAAAAAATAGCCCTGAGGGACTATGTTGCAAAAATTGTAACCGGAGCAAAACAAGTAGTAAACTCAGACTTAAATAAACTATCTATAGGGTTTAGTGACGACGATTTAGGTAATATTAACGTTATAAAGGATTTTATACAACACGTACTACAACAAGAATTCCCGAGTGTAAATTTTGTAATATACGACACTTCAGAGGGAGGAATGAAGAAAATAGTATTAAAACAACTAAATTAAAATATTTTTTTAATTACCGGGATATTTATAGTTATAATAAAAAAGTAAAAACAAAAAACAAAAAACAATGGCTGACTTATTAATGAAAATGCCGATACCTTACGAACCTAAAAGAAAGAATAGGTTTATTTTAAGATTCGATTCTTCTTTGGGTATCAATGAATGGTACGTGGAAAGTACATCTAGACCACAAATAACAATAAATTCAGTAGAGGTTCCATTTTTAAATACGTCTACTTATGTTGCCGGTAGGTTTACTTGGGGAACTATAAGTGTGACATTTAGAGACCCAATCGGTCCTTCAGCAGCACAAGCTCTAATGGAGTGGGTAAGATTACATTCAGAATCAGTAACTGGTAGAATGGGTTACGCAGCTGGATATAAAAAGAATATTGACTTGGAGATGTTAGACCCAACAGGTGTTGTGGTAGAGAAATGGATTCTGCAAGGGACGTTCTTATCAGATGTTAATTTTGATAGTTTAGGGTATAGTGATGATGGTTTAGCAACAATTTCAGCAACTCTTCGTCCAGACAGGTGTATCTTAGTTTACTAAAACCAACCAAATAATATATAGAATCCTACTTACGAGTAGGATTTTTTGTATTATATCTAATATAACCCCCTTTACTTTATAAATATAAATAACCATGCTTAGCTATGTAACTAATAATTAGTTATTAACTAACTATATAAATAATATAAAGCTATGTATTTATATTTACAATTATAGTATATATATTAATTTATTAAATAATGCAAGAACAAAACACACCACAACAAGAAAGTCTTTTACCATATGACATGGTACCATTACCTTCACAAGGAATTTTTTATAAAAATAATAAAAAATCGGTGAAGGTAAGTTATTTAAATGCTTCAGATGAGAACCTCTTAGCCTCACAAATTTCACAACAAGGAAACTTAGTAGACGCCTTAATATCTAGAAAACTGGTAGATAAGGATATCCGTGTTGAGGATATGGCTGAGTGTGACAAAGAAGCTATCTTGGTATTTTTAAGGAATACAGCTTTTGGACCACAATACCAAGTAAAGTTAACAGACCCAAAAACTAAAGAGGAGTTTGACGCTACGGTTGATTTATCCGTTCTAAAAACAAGAGATATGGAAGTGGAACTTGATGAGAATATGGAATTTGATTTTTTCCTTGAACAATCTAAGAAAAAAGTAAAATTATCTTTTCTATCACCTGAAGACGAAAGGTATTTACAAGGGGTTGAGAAACAGTACAAAGACCAACCAATTAATCCTTTTATGACAAAACAACTTGAAAGGATGGTTAAAGAAATTGATGGAATTCGTGACGTTATGACATTATCACAAGTGATTCAAACTATGCCAATCAGAGACTCCCAATCCATTAGAAAAATAGTGAGAAAAAATACACCTAATTTAGACCTTTTAATACCTGTGCAATCACCATCCAACGAAACCCTTAAAGTAAGAGTTACGTTAGGTGTTCAGTTTTTTCGTCCTTTCTACGGGCTATAGGAATGCCCTATTGCAAGAGTTTTACTATCTAATGAAACACCTAAATATCCCATGGTCAGACCTGTTAGGTATGCCAACATTTGAACGTAGATTTTATATTAACACTCTGGTAGAAGAGTTTGATAAAAAGAAAGAGTCTTACGAACAATCAAAAAACAAAGGGAAACGGTGACGTTAACTATTTATAGTTAAACGAAAAAGTATGTTCAAATTTCTTAAACAATTATTCATTGAAAGACTTCTGTCTGGTGCCAAACCTTATTTTGCGTCCCATCCTGAATTGGGGGTCCCTATGGGGGTTTTTAATTATAAAGATGAACCAGATAGACAATCTCGTATCAACGCCATTAAACAGATGGGTAAATACGGTAACCCAACCTCATTAAAATTAGCTAAATTATTAGGGATTAATAACCCTTTTCCATCATTTGCTTTTTCTGGTCCGGAAAAAGATGAAATTAAAAAGTTAATGAAGGAGGAGTATAATAGAGGTAAAGCTGATGGTGCTAAGGGTTCGGGTTATGAAGGTGGTAATTGGTCGGTTGGTGATTTAGGGATTTTTGAGGAAGCCCAAAAACAAAGAGTTTCTAGGAATAGAATTACTGTGGCTGAGGTAAGTAAGATGAAGGACCTTCTTACTGGGGGGGTACTAGAAACGAAGAAGATGCAGGAGAATTTTGGGTTCATTTTGGATATGGCAGCCTTAGAAGATAGTTTAAGGGTAGAGATATCTAACTCGTTAGGGATGACTAATGAACGATTGTTCGATACAATAGACGAGTTAAATGAAGCTGGAAAATCTTCATATGAGTGGGGGATAACCGTAGATGAACTATTCAAATCGTTTAAAGCAATATCGACGGAGATTGGAAGAAATCTAAGAATACCACCAGAAGTAACAGAAAGAGTTGCTTTATTAACAAAAACACTTGAAGGGTTTGATGGTGGTGCTTTTGCAGATGCTTTTGATAGAGTAGGGTTTAGCTTAAAAGACGCGATAGGTGGTGTAGATGAAACTAATAATGCCATGTCAGACGTACTTGCCACAGGTAGACAAATGGGGGTTGTCATGGAGACATTCCTAAAGAGTGTATCCAGTGAGATTAAATTAATTAATACCTACCAGTTCGAAGGTGGTGTGGAGGGATTGTCTAGGATGGTAGCTAGAGCACAAAGACTGGGGGTGTCAATGGCTGATGTTACAGGGTTGGCAGAAAATCTATTAGACCCAGAAGGAGC